CAGTGTTTGCACCAACAAGCAAGTTGGCGGTGAGTGCGCTACCAACAGGGGCGGTGGTCACGGCGACATATGCGCCAGTGATTTTGCCTGAAACTGGAGCAACGACTTTCACTTCGCTGGAAGTTGCAAGTGTGCCAGGAATCTGGAGGGTAAGGACTGAACTACTCATGTTGTGTCTCCGTGTCTAGTGAGGTTTACGACAAATAGACTTTACTACATCATCTCACCCCCGTAGTGAACAATTGCCCCAAATTTATGACGACTTAACTATCCCGCTCCCAGCCATGCTTGGCCAAGCCGAGGTCAAAGGCGAGTTGGGGCTCCCGACCTATACGATTATGACATTCACGACAGACGGCCAAAAGATTTGGTTCATCTATTATTGAGCCACCCTGAGAGCGCCTCACAATCTCATGAATGTCCACGCTTCCGCGCCTTACGTACGACACCTTGCCATCATGTTTGGCAAATCTTGGACAGGCTTCGCAATAAGGGCGTTCGGATAGAAGTCGCTCTACGACTTCTCTGCGTATGACGTACTCTTTTTCGCGTTTCTTGCTTCGCCTACGCACCAGAACATCCTTACTATAGGAGGGATGTGTCTATCTTATCAAACAGCCATTTGTCCGATAACGCAGCCCATAGAGCCTCATCAATGGGGGTTGGCTCCAGGTCGTGCTTGTCCATCAATTTCCGATGCTCACAAATAGCACGCTTGAAGAAATCAATCATTTCCCAGGGGTTTGACTCTGGGGCAACCCCTGTTTCAATCATCTTGGTTACTTCATCAAGACGCTTGTTTACATGGAACAAGAATCTTTCAACACGAAGGCGACGGTCAGCATATGCTCCACGCATTTCTTTCTGCATTCTCTTACTGCCCATACCTTCAAAGCGACGCTCATCGTCTGCTTCTGCTCCGGCTATTTGCTGGATTTGTTCTTTTAGGTTTTCCGTCAGGGCAACAAGTGCTCGCTGCCATCGGTCCCAGTTCTCACGCTGAAGCAAGGTATTACGCTGCATGGGGGAAAGTTTATTTTTTACTTCCTCTGCAACAAGGTACGCAAAAGCATCATCGCTAATTACATCTGTCATTTTTTCCATCCTGGACATATTGATTTGTAGGCACAAAAGTCGCAGAGCCGTGACCGGACGTATGGGAAGTCCCCGCTTTGACACGCCGATTGGACGCCTGCATATGTTTCATCTACGTAGTTGATGATTTCTTGATTATTATCCTCGTTAATCTTGTAGGAGAATGATACACCGTCCTTCAGGTAAAGCAACTTGAGTTGACCAACATCGGGGACATCCTGCGACATGAGGGCAGCGTAGATTCGTAACTGGACAAACTTGTCCGCAACCCACGACTTACTTGGCGTTTTGCCAGTCTTGTAGTCAGAAATACATATTGACCCATCATCAACGCGCTCGTATCTGTCAATAAAGCCCTTGACGGTCGCGCTGCCAAGGAGCCCATTGACCTCGCGTTCAATGCCGATTGGTTCGATGGACTTTGGGTTCTCAATCTTCCATAGATTCTCCAAACACCACCATGCACTCCAACGGAAGCGGCGATGTTGCTCGGGCTTTACGAATCCCTCAATCCGCTTTTCCCACTCCGACTTTGCCCAAACCTCCGCAGCCAATACCTTTGCCGAAGCAATCGACCGCTCGTCAATTGGCTGGGCATAGAACTCCTCCAATATTTCATGGACAAAGTTTCCGAGGAGCGTTGCTTCGCTCGGTCGGTCGGGAATCCCATCAATTTTGTTGAACTTGAATTTCTGCGGACACTGCCGGAATGTCCCCATTGATGATGGGGATAGATATGGGGGAGGCGTGTATGGCGGCCCCCCAATGCCATCATGTTGGTTCATGGATTACTCTTCAACGATGACTTGCGAGCCAGGGAAACTAATTCTCGTGCATTCCTCAATAAGTGCCATGAGGATTTGCGGCGTTGCTGTCTCTAGCGTTGGCTTGGGTGCACCGTTAGCGTACTCGCTCCAAAACTGACCCAATTGCGCCTTTTGCTCTGCGCCGAAGGTGCCACTCAATGTACGGAACTGCTCCCAGAGTGCAGCGACTTTGGGGTCAATCTGCGGGCGTGACTGAGCCATGTCTTGCTCAATTTCAATACTGAGTGCTTCGTCGGAGCGAGCGAGATAAAGGGCAACACCGAATTGCTGAGCGGCCTTTTTGAGTGCGTCAGAAACAGCGCCCTTGAACTCGTCCCCAAGGTCAACGATTTCCCCTGCTTTAGTTCGCTTAATCTTTTGACCACCGAAACCGTCTTTAGTCACCGCCATCCAGCCATCGCCATTATGCGTACTTAGCCGAACATGGGCGACAATGAAGTCGGGGTCCAGGGGGTCGCGCTCGCATCGCACGATTTCCGAAGACCATCCAGTAACGCCAAAACAGCGATTTAGGCGAGCAATTACTTCGCTGACGGGGATGTAAGTGAGGGCTGTTCCGCCCTTTCTCAATTCACGCTCAACCTCAGGGGGAAATGGTTCGCTCAAGTCAACGAGAAGGCGATGGCCATCCTCTTTGCGCTTTTGCTCGTCCTTGGCTCGCTTCTCGGAATAGAAAGCATCTTCCGCAATGCGTTCCTGCAGGTAGTTGGTAGTTGCGATTGGCTCGCTGCTCACTTCATTATCTCCATTCATTTGGGTTGGGACTTGCTTCTTGGCCGTTGCCATCGTTGTTCCTTTTTTTTATTACTTCTTGGAAGTTATGGAAATGCTAACTTTGCCTTCGGATTTTTCGCAATACGAATCAGCCGAAACGCCGATTTTCCCAAGTTCCCCCACACGCCAATATGACGGTGCGGCGTAATCAAGCATCTTTGCCATCATCTCCGTTGGGGACAATAGGACCTCGCCCGTGTCCATGTCAATAGACGACTCGTAGATTCTGTTGGCGACGATTGTGGCAAGACCCTTATGGTCCCATGCCTTTCTGTCCGCCCCCGTTCGGCGCTCAACTTGTTGGCCCGAAGGTAGGAGAATGATATTTTCTTCCATTTTCTCAATCGCGGCTTGTTCAAGTTCGCCATCAAGCAGGCCGATGTCTTTCTTGAGTTCACGAAGCGCGTAGAGAACTTCGCAGATTCCCTCAACCTCCATGTCTGGCGAACTAACCGCATCATTGATGCAGTTGCTCAGAATTTGCCGAATATCGGCAATGCGCTCTAGCGCATCCATTAGAACCCCTTCCGTATTAAGTATGTTCAGACGATGATACCCACACGCCTGCGTTGGGGCAACCCCAAACCGGCAAGATGTGTAAATGCACCGACGGCAGAGTCTACCTGGTCGTCATGGTCACACGCTTCGGGGAAGGTGGATAATTCGTCAAGCCAGTCCGTTAGCCACGGACCACGGACGCACCTAACATTGCCATTGGCAACGGCAGCCGCAAACGGTCGTGCCCTTGTTACCTTATCGCCGGTTGACCTGATTCCCATAAAATCAAATCCTGGAAGAACGTATCTCGCGTACTGGTCAACTAGCCCCTTGCCAGATGAACCGGGCTCTTGTTCCATGCGAATTGCCACCGAATGTCCATCTTCATAAGCCGTCTGGGCGATAAATTCTTCCACTTTTTCGCCTCGCACCCTAGCCCGACGTACGTCAAGGATGTAAGCGATTCCGCCATCAAATAACATCAATGTACCGACAGTCCAGTCAGGGTTGGGGTTTGAGTGGGATGGCTCGGTTGCGGCAAGGTCCCAGAACCTGACGGCACGGGCAGACGATGTAATTTTGGGAATATCGGTCTGGTCGATAATCACAATTGATTCTCGTTGGAACATTGACCCGAGGGTCGTGGCCCACCAGTCACCCTCTTCTAGGCGGCGACGCTCAAGGGGGTCTAGCGCCTGTAGCGCTGTGCGATAGGAATCGGCGTCAATACCGGGGTTGTCGGACAATTTTGATGGTACGAAAATGCGACCCTCGCTTTGCCCCTCTACGATGAATCTCTGACGCACCCAGTTTGGTGCAGGGTTGCAGGCTGAGCGCATCCTGAGGGGGACTTGGGCCAGTGGGCCTGAAGCCGGGCGACGTAGACGAGAGAACATATATCGGTAGTCCGATTCCCTGATTTCGGTCACCTCGTCCATGCCGATAAACTGGAATTCGGCACCCTTGTAGCGCAAGAAG